AGTTTGATTTATAAGATTGACCCCTACACCGATATCCTATTACAGGAATACATTGAGTCAGATTATGATGTCAGATGTGTGATAGTGAACAAAGAAATTGTTGGTGCAATGAAACGAAATAAAATTACAGACGACTTTAGAAGTAACGCATCACAAGGTGCAACTGTAGAATTAATTACATTGACAGAATTAGAGAAACAAGAATGTCTCAAAGCTGCAAAAGGTGTAAACGGTCAGTGGTGTGGAGTGGACTTCATTCCTGCAGAGAATCGTAAGACAGATGCACCTTACATATTAGAAGTGAATCACAGTGCAGGAAGTAAAGCAATCTCAGAAGCACTAGAAGAAGACATCACTAAGATGGTTCTTAAACTTTACTTCGACAGAGACATTTGGAGAAAGGAACCTAAACAATGTGGTGTCCTAGAGACCTTTGAGGTGGACGGTACTGTACTTACAGGTAAATTAGATACTGGTAACAGTACTAGTGTTTGTAGTCTCCATGCAGACGATGTGGAGGTCAAGGGTAAGAAGGTCACTTGGACTATGAATGGGGATAAACATTCTAAACCCCTACATAGAACTATCGAATTAATCAAACCAGTGGAGTCACGACCTGTTGTATTAATGGATGTAGAATTCTTAAATACTACATATGAAGTGGAAGTGTCTTTAGACAAGAGAAACCAAATACCGTTTCTCGTGAATAGGGACTTTATGCAGAGAGCTAATCTTATGATTAATCCTGCTCGTAAATTTATGTTAACAAATAAAAGTGAAGATGGAATCGGAGATATTAAAAAGTAAACCAACCATACAAGAACGAATGGAACTTAAAGCGTTCGATGCATATGGTGAGGTTGAATTCGCAATTGACAAATGGTTAGACGGTGACACATCGTTTGACATGTCAAAGTACCTTAAACAATTAGACTACTCAAGTAGAGTGATTAAGTTTATGAAAGGTCAGACACAATCTCTGATAGAAGAAGTTGAAAACAAAGAAGGTTGTGAACAGTTAGAAGAGGCTTGGAACCACCTTACTAAGACAAGGAAGAAACAGTTCATTAAGTTTCTACACTCCATCGAGAAATCAATTGACACTTACTTAGAGAACTATACCCCAGTTCGTAAACCACCTAAACCAAAAACCCCTGCTCAGTTAGTTAAGAAACTTCCCTACTTAGATAAATGGGAGAAGTACACTTCAATTAATCCCGAAGAAATCATTCGTGCAAAGATGTTATTCACTTGGAACACTTCAAGTAAGAAGATGACTTGTTTCGAATCTTATGGTGGACTCAAGGTCAGAGGAAGTGATATTATTGATTTTGATGTATGTACAGAAAAGACCTTGACAGATACCAAGTTACTTGATAGAATAGTTACTGGTGGTAATATTATTGCAAAAGGTTTTATGGACGAGATACCTCGTTCCAAATCAAAAGACGGAAACAATAGAATTACCAAAAACACATTATTAATAAAAGTGATAAAATGATTTTAATAGACTTTACCCAAACCATAATAGCCAGTATGATGGCACAACTGAAAATGAATGATGGAGAGATATCGGAAGATATGCTCAGACACATGATTATCAATTCAGTTCGTAATTACCAAAAGAAATATCAAGAGGAGTATGGACAGATAACACTCTGTACCGATGCACCCCATACTTGGAGAAAGGACTACTACCCACAATATAAAGCAAACCGAAAGAAGACTAGAGAAGCTAGTGATATGGATTGGGGTCTTTTATTTGCAACACTTAATAAAGTCAAACAAGAGATTAAAGAAAACTTCCCATACAAATACATGTATGTCGAGACTGCAGAAGCAGATGACATCATTGCAGTGTTAACCAAACATGCACCCTTTGGTGAGAAGGTATTGATTGTCAGTGGAGATAAAGACTTCCAACAGTTACATAAATATGGGTATGTAAAACAGTGGTCACCCAATGTAAACAAAATGATTCATTGTGAAGACCCTTACTTATTCCTTAAGGAACATATCCTTAGTGGAGATAAGTCAGATGGTGTTCCTAATATTCTATCAAGTGATACTTGTTTGGATGAAGGTATCAGACAGACACCATTGAGAAAACCAATCAAAGATAGTTACCTAAAAACACCTATCGAAAAAGACGATAAATACTATCGTAACTATTTAAGAAACCAAACTCTCATCGACCTAGAGTTTATTCCAAAGAACTTGGAAGAGACTATTCTAGAGGAGTTCGAAAAGACAGAACCAGTACATGGTAAAGTCTTTGACTACCTCAGAGTAAATAGATTGAATGAGTTATTAAATCATGTAGAGGATTTTAGAGTATGACAACAGAAGTAAAAAAAGGAAGAGGAAGACCGAAGGGTGCTCCTAACAAAGCACTAATGACATTAGTGACTGAAAGAAAAAAATTGATGAAGGATGCAGACGTATATGAAATACTATGTCAAGCAAACATCGTTGCAGGTGAAGACGTAGACAAAGCTGCACACGGATTGCAAGTGTATGGTAAAACTAATGGTGCAGTGAAACCTATACTACAGTGGATATTTTCACCTAGTGTAAATTCAACACTACCCGAAGGGAAGACTCCTTACGGAAGTAACACAGCACCATCATCTGATTTAACAGAAACAAGTCTAAGGTTTGAACACAAGTTGTTTAAATACTTTGTAACAAACCAAATCCCATTGGTCAAACAAGAACATATGTGGATTGGTCTATTAGAAGGTATCCCTAGAAAGGAAGCAGAGATGCTAGACTTAGTGAAAGACGGAAAGAACCCGTTTAAAAATATTACGAAAGAGATTGCTCAAAAGGCCTTCCCCGACATAACAATTTAATAAATATAACTGTAAAGAATGAAGACTATACATACTAATGGATGCAAGTTCAGTAGAGATGCATCAACTCATCAACTATCTAGTCGAGTCTTTACACCGATACTTGGAGTAAGTAAATAATGAGTAATGAATTTAATATGGGGTCTACAAATCAAGAAGTAGAACCTTTAACACCAGTAGCCGAAAACTACACTATGAACCACATCACCTTTGAAGATGTCAGAGGTATATTATCACTAGTAGAGATTGCTCTTACTAGAGGTGCATTGAAAGGTGACGAGATTGAAACTGTAAATGCAATTCGTAAGGACTGTGTTGCAGAAGTCAATGGTTATCAAAACTGGGTTCAAGCAAGAAACCAATACCTTCAAGACCGACAAGTTCGTCAAGAACAGAAACGTCTTATCGATGAACAGAATCTTAGAGAACTAGAGAAAGTAGAACAAGAAGCTAGAATCTCTCAACAGATAATGTTAAGAAAAGAAATCCAAAAAGAGTTAGAAGAACTCAAAGCACAAGTTGGTCTTAATGTCCCTCAAGTTACACAAGAGGTTCCTGTACCACCAGTGTCTAAACCTAGTGGTGCATTCAAACTTGCAAGGATGTTAAATCCCGAGTCTGAAGAAATCACAGATAACGATTATCAACCAGTGCCCGTTTTATCTATGAAAGATGCACACACATTTATTGATGATGAAATGGATGATACTGCAGAGTCCGAAGGTAAAGATATTTACGGTGGTAGGATTACAAGTTCAACTGCACCAATTATTAGTGGTGGTAATGCACCTAGTGTTACTTTTGAAGGTCAAGAAGAAATTCAGTTTGAAGAACCACTTGCATCATCTATTCAAGAAGCTAGAGGTGCATTCCAAGAATGGGATATGGATAATGCACCAGCCGTACCATTAGATACACCTCAATCACATACAGTGGTTCCTTCCCCAGTGGAAACAAATGCACCAATCGAAGATAAGATTACACCTATCGCAGATGGAGTGTATATCAGAGAATCTCATGTTGAAGATGAACCATTTAATACAGATGCATTGTTAGATATGCCTAATGTAACAGAAGAGGGTTCTACTCTAGACATTGGTTACGAACAACCAGTAGTTGGAGAAGATGATATCGTTCTAAAAGCATCTGATATCAAAATCTTTGATGAACAACCTGCAGAAGAAGAATACGATGAAGTTGTAATTCCATCTGCAAGTGAATTGCAGAGTATGACTAAATCTAGAATTCAAGACGCTGCATCTAAGTTAGAGTTTACAGGAATTACTGGAACTAAAGCTTCAATGATTAAAGAGTTCACTGCACAGTCCGAACAGTTAATTGCTGATTTGACTGCACAAGAAGGTTTTGTTGATGCATCGGAAACAGTTATCGATTCAAACGATGAACGTAGAGATGGTGGATACTTCTAAACATGACTGTTGAATATAACGACTTTGGTTTTACAGCGATGGATGCAGACGAACTTGCATCCATCGATACCAAGATAGTAGAGAAGACCACTTCTGCAACGGAAGTGATTAACAAGTTAGACAACTTTGTTCGTCCTCTACTAGAGAATCTTGCAAAGGATTCAGACAAGGACTACATCTATTGGCCTAATAGAGTAGATATCATAAACAAAAAATTACAAGAATTAGACGAAATCCAAAAGAAATTGTAAATACCCCTTTACAATGACCCCCACTTTTTAGTACAATAGACTCTTAATAAACAACAAGAGAAAACTATGTACAAAGAATACTATAAAGATGACGAAACTGTAATGCAGATTGTTCGTCTTGGCCGTGATTTAATCACCAAGTGTGAAGAGAATGGTATCTTCTTCGAGAACACTGAAGAGGACTATGTCAAGTGGAATGCAGCTGTTACTGCTGGTAACAAGTTGACCACCTATGGAACTCCATGGGGTCTCAAGAGTACTGAACAACTATTACCCCTTGAAAGGAAGGTCATCTTAGAGTATCTAGATTCGAAATAAACTTGACAATGACCCCTACTTTTTGGTATACTATGTATATAATGAAAAATCAAGAGGAAACAAATATGAAAGAATCTAACCTAATCGAGAAGGTCGAAGTCCTATGTAAGGAATTGACTGATACTCTACATGCAGCTTACAAACACACTGCAAATGACTACTACGACTATTCAGTTGGTAAGAAGTATATCAAAATAATCTCTAATGGAAGTCAGACTTCTGTTTGGGGTTTCATCAATATCAGTGAGTTCGTTAAAGAACGTAAGATGACTAATGAGATTAAAAAGGTTACCTTCAAAGAAGGTGATGTGTTAATGTCTGCAGGTTGGAATACTCCAGCTTTGAATGCACCAAGGGGTAATCTCCTTAAAGGGTATTCTGCACAAGGTAACATGCACGGCCCAAGTTACTTAATCTAGGGGTTGACAGTGACCCCCACTTTCTGTTATACTATGTATATAATGAAAAATCAAAGGAAAAAAATATGAATGTTCAAACTATAAAAACCGCAATGTTAACAATGAGTCAAGATGAATTGAGTCAGATTGTTCACTATGCAAATCAAATAAAATCGGTATCTGCAACTGCAACTTTTTCAGTTGGTCAGAGTGTGATGGTGGTTCAAAAGACCAAGTCTACTGCTGCCAAGATTCTGAAAATGAACCCCAAGAAAGCAGTTGTTGAAATGCTGTGGAATGGAAGAGGACTGCAAAAAGTTAATGTCCCTTACTCAATGTTACAGGTAGCTTAATATGATAATAAAAGATTACGAAGTGTGTTCTCCCGATATGACATCGGGTGGAACTTCTCTTAAGGGAACTAAGATAACAACCTATGACAGGTTGTGTCAAGTTCTCGGCCCCCCTACTTTTACTAGTGCTGACCCATATGACAAAGTGTCATGTGAGTGGTACATAGATGCAAAGTGGTACGATGCAAACAATGTCGATGAAATTGACTATGATGATTGGGAGTATGAGACTGTCACCATCTATGCATGGAAGTATGGTCGCATTCCTCTTGAAGAGTGTCAGTGGAATATCGGTGGAACATCCTACAATGCAACAGAGGTTGTCGATATGATTGTTGACAACTTTAATAGAAACGGTGACAATCATAATGGAGAAAGAGTATGATTACAACTACCCCAATTGATAAGACAGAGTACAACGGAGGTTGGCAGTTCTTATATAAATTTAAAAACGGTTACGGTGCAAGTGTCGTAAAACATGATGGTTCTTATGGAAGTAAGAAAGGTCTGTGGGAACTTGCAGTGTTGAATGAGGAGGGGGAAATTTGTTACCACACCCCCATCACTCAAGATGTCATTGGATATCTTACTGAAGAAAAAGTGGAAGAATATTTAACGGAGATTAAAGAACTATGATTACATATGCAGATGCAAAATTGATTGCAGAAAATACGGATGGGAAATTAACGGCAGACGATGTCATGAACTTAGTGGAGTATGGTACGATGAACTCACAAGACATGTCACCCGATACAGAAACTAAGGGTCTTGAGTTAACTTACTCAGACATGACAAGTGGTTACTAAAATGTTTGAGGGGAAGAATCAAAATCAAATTCCTTTCGAACCCGCTGAGTGGTTTCCCGAATTGGACGAATTGCAAAAGAGTCGAGAGATGAATATGTTTGGAATGACTTTACACGCTCCAAGGTGGTTGAGAGATAACTTTGGTTTCAGTGAAGAACACGCATTTGAACTTGTAAGTGCGTGGATAGAGTACAAATCGTGAAGATGAGATACCTTTGGTTAATAGGTGGTGCATTACTAGGTTTCCTAGTGGGTTCACTTACACAATCAGTTCATGCATCCGATGAAAACGGAGATGTCTTTTGTCTTGCACAAAACATCTATTTTGAGAGTGCCAATCAACCTCTAGCAGGAAAGATTGCAGTTGCACAAGTAGTTCAGAATAGAGTGGTACATCCATCCTATCCCGACACTATATGTGGTGTAGTGTTACAAGCAAAAGTTAAAGAGAATTGGTTGGGTAACATTGTCCCTATCAGAAACATGTGTCAGTTCAGTTGGTTCTGTGATGGTAAGTCTGATGAACCAGTTGACTCAACTACTTGGTTACTCTCTTTACACATTGCAAGAAATGTGTTACAATCTAACTATGGAGATATTACTGAAGGTTCAACTCACTATCATGCAACTAGTGTTCACCCTTACTGGGCAGACTCACTTACTGAAGTTGTAACTATAGACCAACATAGATTTTACAAATGAAAGTTACAAATATAGAAAGAACTAAGTGGGGTTCGTATGAAGACAGAACCAATAGTTATGATGACAATACAGATATTCAAATTTTTTGCAATATGGTAAAAACTAATGAGTCTCTAAAGAATTATCTTACTTCTTTCTTAACTGAAACACCCGATGTCCTTAGACCAAAACCTCATGGTGATTATGGTGTGGATTTGGGTATTGTTCATAACGATGAATTAGTTGCAACAATTGATTTAGAAAGGTGGAGTGCATGGAACGAGGAATGGCCTAGTTACTATAGATATATTCACTTCCTTGCAAGAAAAGAGAAGTTCCTTAACCAACACGAATCCCCATTCTTCATGGCATTTCTCAACTTTAAACGAGATAAAGTGTTGATGATATCAAAAGACGATATACAAAAATATCCAACTAAAGAAAAGTTTTTCCAAGTAAAAAATAGGACAGACATGGTAAGAGAATTGCCTCTATCGGTTGGACATGTATTTGGTGAGAATATTACTGAAAAGGAAAGGAGTATATTTTACAAATGAACATATTTTACTTAGACAACGACCCAGTCAAATGTGCAGAGATGCATTGTGACAAACATATAGTCAAGATGATTATAGAGTATGCACAACTCATGTCCACAGCACATAGAATGTTAGATGGAGAACATTACATCGATGCATCTAGTGGTCGTAGAATACAAAGATGGAGATTACAAGATGGAGATATGGATGCAGTTGTTTATAAAGCAGGTCACACAGGACACCCTAGTGCAATTTGGACAAGAGAGAATGCAGTTCATTACCAATATGTTTACGACTTATTTGTTGCCTGTTGTGATGAGTACACATTACGTTATGGTAAGATACACCTTACTGATTCAAAACTAAGGGACTGTCTGAACGTCCTACCGAACAATATTAGTCTTTGTGGATGGAGAGAACCACCTCAGTGTATGCCTGATGATGTCAAGGATAAATCAGTCATCAATGCATACCATAAATACTATCAAGAATATAAAAAGGATTTTGCAGTATGGACTGCAAGACCAACACCCGAGTTCATGTATGCCAACTTATGATTTTAAAAACAGTGAGACAGGTGAAGTCACAGAACACTTCATGTCTTATAAAGTTTTAGACCAATTCAAAAAAGATAATCCTTCACTATCACAAGTTATCGGAGCTCCACAAATCGTGGGTGGTACTGGTGACAGAGTTAAGACAGATGATGGATTCAAAGCAGTTCTATCTAAAATCGGAGAGAACTATAAAGGTTCTGATTTAGATAAAAAGGTAAACCCACAATCTGCAAAGGATATCAAGACAAGACAGATTGTTTCAAAACATATGGATATCCAATCGGGAAAGACAAAGTTCCAAAAATAAAAAACCCCTAGACAAACATTGACATACAGAGTATAATACATTATGAAAGAATTTACATGCACACTGGGTGATTTAGAATCACTACAAGATAACATGACTCGTGGTCAAGAGAACGGGAAGAGGTTTTATCAAACACCCGATGGACAAAAATACCCAAGTGTTACAACCGTAACAGGACTACTCACAAGAGACCACATTAAGTTGTGGAGAGAACGAGTAGGTGAAGAAGTTGCAAACAAGATTTCAAGTGTCGCTGCAAGACGTGGTACTAAGATGCATTCTTTGTTTGAACAATACCTTCGTGCAGAAGAAGAGTTAGTCTTTGAAAATATCTTAGACGAGTCTATGTTCAAAGCAGTACAACCAGTTTTAGACGATATCATTCCAGTTGCTTTAGAAGCAGGAATGTATAGTGACTCCTTACAAATGGCAGGTCAAGTAGACTGTATTGGTTTTTGGGATAACGAACTTTGTATTATAGACTTTAAGACTAGTGCAAAGTATAAAGAAGAATATATGGCCGACCCTTGGTTTCATCAGATGACTGCATATGCAATCATGGTTGAGGAACTTACAGGTGAGGAAATAGATTCAATAGTAGCAGTTGTTGCTGTTGATGGAGGAGGGGTTCAAGTCTTTGAGGCAGACCCTAGAGATTATGTTGAGAAACTATACGAGTTAAGAAATCGTTATAGTACATTATACGGAGTATAAGAATGGGAATTAGATTTATAGAAAACGAATGGCATCAAACTAAAATTGCTAATCAGAAGGAAGTTGAGTTAGAAATGTTAACAGAGATTGGAGTCACAGAAGAAGAGTTCATGTGTTTCCTTGAAGATGAGTTTGAAGAACTTTCAGACGATAAACAAGATGCAATCAATAATCTTATAATGGATTTAGATACACTTGACTCATACGAAGATATGTGGACTATGAGAAAAGGTGGTTTCGATACTACTTACGAACTAGGTGAACTAGAAGGATAGTCATGATAAGTAAAAAAGAATTTACAGATAAAGTAGAGAAGTTGGTGTTAATGGGAAGTGATGTACTAAGTGCAATCATTAAAATTTGTGAGGACAACAACCTCGAACCCGAAGCATCAAAGAGATTAATCTCAACTCCTCTCAAAGAGAAGTTAGCTGATGAAGCAAAGGGACTGAACCTTATCAATCGTGGTGAGAATTCAGTCGGAACAATAACCAAGTTTTTCACACAATAGGAGAAAATTATGAAAAAAGGTGATATCGTCACAGTAGTGACAATTAGTGGTGAGTATGTAGGTGTACTCGAATCAACAACAGATGCTGGAGTTGCAATAGAAGACCCAAGGATGATTCTATCTAACCCGAATGATGGGTCGATGGGATTTGCAAAAGGACTAGCTGCAACAGGACAAGAGAATCCACCCCATGCAATATTTCAACAAGTAGTATTCGTTGTACCAACAGCAGAACATGTTGCAGATGCACATATGATTGCAACTGGTAAAAAGGAAGCTTCTAAGATTGAAGTACCTGCACAGAAAAAAATTATTGCACCCAAATAAGGAATCGTAGGTAATGGAAGTAATGACACATACGAAGAAGGCAATTCTATTAAGAAGTAACGGTACACCCGTTAACGAATATAATACTGTGCCTCAATTGATTCAAAAGATTGCATTGTGGCATCAAGATAGAAACCTCATTGAGGGTTCAACAGACAAAGACCAGTACATGAAACTCATACAGGAATGTGGTGAGTTGTCCGATAACATCTGTAAGAACAAAGACATTGCAGATGACATTGGTGACATCATGGTAGTGTTAATTAACATTGCAGTCCGTAATGGTCTATCCATAGAACATTGTTTAGAGGTTGCATACCACGACATCAAAGACCGTAAAGGTACGATGGTAGATGGGGTCTTTATCAAAGAAGACTTACGATGACCAGTAGAGAAGGATATGATGCATACACATTGTACCTTGGAATAAAGTTACACTTCTATTCTAAAGGTTATGATTTTATTAAGTACAATGGTAAAGTAAAGTCAGATATCAATTCCTTCTTAAAACGTAAAGACAAGTATCACTTTGGTAAATTGTTTAGAACGTATAAACAAGAACTGCAAGATTTCTATATTGCAAATCTGTCCTTTAAAGACTATTGGGCGGGTGACCTTTTAGATGCTGAATGTGATAAGAGATATAGAGAATGGAAAGGTAGACAACAGAAAATGTCTTACATGTTTAAGACTGATGTGTCTGATTTACTTTTAAAGAAAACAATCAACCAAGTACTAGAGGTAAAAAATGGACAACATCCTCTTCTACTTAAATCCTATTTAGCTAAGAAGACTTCTTTAGAAACTATGTGCATATTGGATGACATCATAGGGTTTACTAAAGATTGGGAGAGATTAATATCAGAACAAATCGTGTACCCCGAAGTTCAGTTGAAATTGAACAAGTACAAAGCTTTCGTCTCAGTAGATGTGAACAAGTACAAGAACCTGTTAATGGACATATGCAAGAAGTAACAATATTAGGTAACGGCCCAAGTAGAGTAGGTTTTGACTTCTCTAGTGTCACACATGAAGTGTGGGGTTGTAATGCAATCCATAGAGACACTAACGAGTGTGACATAGTGTTTGCAGTAGATATGCCTGTACAGAAAGAGTTAGTTACCTCAGATTACTATAGAGGTAATCTAGTTGCATTTGCAGATATCGACCCACTACCAATTGAACTGTTTGGAAGTCTTGCTTCTACTATGGAAGGTGTATGTGAAGTCAATATTAAAGATGATGACACACACTTTATGATACAAGGTGATGGAGAGTCCACAGATTTTTTGGGTCTAATACGTCCCGATTTAATTGTTACCTATGATACCCCTTTACTGAGAAACCTGTTTACAGGAATGTCTGCATTAGGGTTTGCAATGGACAATGGTTATGAACGAGTCAATCTGATTGGTTTTGATGCATTGGAAGGTGACAACTTTGAAAACATTTATGAAGGTAGTGTAAACTATATGCATAAATACAATACCGAGTCTGAAGTGCTTAATGCACAACGGAGTCAGTTCATTGCACTCTTAAGGGAGTACAATGATTGTTCAGTATACTTAGGAAACCCTCTTGACAAAGGAAGGTCTATGAAGTATAATGAACTATCTTATTATGAAGTAAGTGAAGAATGGATTTTAGGTCAAGGCCTTAAGTCTTTAATATAATTGTTAATAAAATTGTAATAAAATTGTAATACAATAGGAGAATACAATGAGTAGTAGTTTAGATAAACTAAGAGCAGCAATGGAAACTGCTTCCCCATCCGATGGTGGAAAACAAAAATCCTTCAGTGACGACACAATGTGGAAACCCGAACTAGATAAAACTGGTAATGGTTATGCAGTGGTTCGTTTCTTACCTACCCCCGAGGGAGAAGAGATGCCATGGGTATCATACTTTGACCACGGATTCCAAGGCCCAGGCGGATGGTATATTGAGAAGTCTTTAACGACTCTTAGTAAACAAGACCCTGTATCTGAATACAATACCGAGTTGTGGAATACTGGGATTGAAGCAAACAAAGATATTGCTAGGAAACAAAAACGCAGACTGCACTATGTTTCTAATGTCTATGTTGTATCAGACCCTAAAAATCCTGCTAACGAAGGTAAAGTGTTTAAGTATAGATTTGGTAAAAAAATCTTTGAAGCTCTTAAGGAAGCAATCTCACCTGCATTTGAAGATGAGAAAGCAATTAATCCTTTTGACTTGAGAGGAGAAGGTGCTAATTTCAAAATCAAAATCCGTAAGGTTGATGGTTACTGGAATTATGATAAATCAGAATTTTCTGATACTGCACCATTATTTGATGACGAAAATAAGTTGAGTGGTATATATACACAACTACATTCATTATCGGGTATTATTGCACCAAGTGAATTCAAGACTTATGAAGAACTCAAAGAGAAACTTCAAAGAGTACTTGGAAGTGCTGGTACTACTTCAACTGCAGAAAGTATTGCAGAAGACTTGGACGAAGTTCCATGGTCTAATGTAAACACTGATACAGTTGCAGCGGAACCTGTAATCTCATCAGCTGAGTCAACTCCACAAGTGGAAGAAGATGATGCGATGGATTACTTTAAGAACCTAGCTAACGAAAGTTAATTAGAGTTCTTAGTTGGGATGGTCTCATTATATTAATGATATACTGTGAAAGTGAGACCATACACTAAGACCGTGGATTTACTCTTCTTAGAAGAGTGGGGGTACTTAGTAAGGGAAAGGTTAACAGCAAACATTGCGGGTTAATCGGTTAGGAGCGGGTATGCTGTAAAGCGTGGGGCGACTTAACACTTTTATTAATAGGAAATACATGAAATACGATAACAAGAATAGACCAAAAAGAGACTTCAAAAATACTGAAGTTCCCTTCGATATTATGCTCAGACAATTTAAAAAATATTGTGAGAGGAAAGGTATTGTAGAAGAGGTAAGAGAAAGAAGGTATTTCTTGAAACCATCATTCATTAAGAATGAGAAGAACCAAAAACAAAAACGTAGAAACGAGTTAAATAGAATTCGTGCATCTAAGTCTGTTAGAAGACCAACAGGATTGCAACGATAGAATAGGAATTAGACATGAAAAAGACAAGTACCCCTCAAAGACCGAAGTCTCGGTTTGGTAATGTCTTATTTGCTAAGGACTCACCATTCAAACATCAAGTCGTAAAAGACCGAACCAAGTACACTAGGAAAGATAAGTTCAAAGAACCTCTTCCAGTTAGTTACTAAAACACTCCTATTATTCTTGGGTGATTTACGGATGATTGACCACCACCATTATTCAATATAGTATTTTGTGTTGTAGATGCGATTTGTGAAATATTACTAGCACCCGTTACACCCATAGCCTTTATTAATGCTTCGATTTGGTCTATACTATTATCTCCTAGATTTTTCTCTTTTACCATGGACACAACGTCTTCCATAGTCAATGGGGTATCGGGTGTAGGGTCTACAAATCCCTCTCCAAGTTTCCCACCCCTTAAGGCACCCAAACGTAGACTATCCATTTCTTCCATTGAGTCTTTTTGGTCACCAACTGCAAGAAGACCTGTATCTCTTCCAGTTATTTCGGCTAGTTTATTCTCTTCATCACCCATTGCAACATCAGCTATCCCACCTGCGACAGCAGCACCTGTCGTTCCAGCAACTGCTAACATGGTAAGACCTGTCGCCCAACCGACTGGATTAGAGAGTATAAACGCTCCAGCAGCTGCTGTGGTGACTGAAGCACCTACTGCTTTCCAAAATGGTATCATGTAATCTTCTTTTTCTTTGGCAGCAATGTACTCTAAACCTTTATTATATTCTTCATCTTCAATGATTTTGTCATTATGGAGTTGCTCTAAAGTTGCACGTTGTAGATTTGTATCATCCACATTACCAATATATTCCATATACCCCAAACCCACACTAGCTGCTGGGCCGGCTATCTTGGCCGCAGCTTTTATACCACCCTTTGCAACCACCTTAGCAGTATCGACTAATTTATTTGGTGGTGCTTCAACTACTTTGGGCATGAATTGACCACCAGTCGGTTTACCTGTGACAGGGTCAACTGAACCTGCAGGTTGTCTTCCCTGTGGTACTGGAGTCGTAGGTTTTGTAACTGTAGATGTTATTGGTAACGAGTCGGCAGTACCTTTTACTACCCCTGTCACTGCACCTGATGTCACCATTACTGCTTGGTCAATTTTCTTTTCGGCTAATCTATCCTCTGCTGTCATCTTAAGTGCATCAGCTTGTTTGGTATAATCCTCAAAAGTCATCTTAGAGTCTTTATTAGAGTAATTCTTATTGAGGTCTTTTTGTCCTTGAAGGGTATCGGAGTCTGAACGGTTTCCTAAAAGGAACTTGTTTATGAAGTCTGAGAATCCTTCAAATCTTGACATCAATGTGAGAACAGCAGCAACAAATGCACCTAGTATTAATGCACCTATTCCTAGTTTACCGATAAATGGAGTCATTGCCGCAGCATTCTTTTTACTAATAAGACTAGTTTCGAAAACATTTGCTTCGACCATCCCAAAGATTTTACCTTGAGACTCTTCTTGTTGCTCGTTACCTATTACTACACCTTTTATAGAGTCTGCAAGATTATCGGATGCAGCTGTTTGTTGCAACATACCACCAGTCATAAAGTTTGCAGCTTTACCAATACCACCGAATACATTTTGAACTGCATTAAACTTCTTGGTTGCATCATCTAAGAACCCACCAATGTCTAACATACCACCACTTAGTTCTTTAAGACCATCAGTAAAGTCACTGTAACCTTTGCTATCCGTTGATTTTTCGAGGTCAGTCTGTATTGCAGTTCTTATTCTTGTTTCATTTTTTTGTAGGTTTTCTAAATCCCTTTCGAATGCATCTTTTACTTTCTTAGATTCTGCATCAATAATTTTTTGTTCTTCGTCAATCTTTTCCTGAAGGTCAAGTCTCTTTACAGCATTTGTGGTCTTAGACTGTTCATTCATTAACACTTCCATCTCAGTCTTAGCTCTAAAGACTTTAATATTTTCTTCTATCTCTTTTGTTTGTTGTTTTTGTTTAGCAACAAGTGCGTCTGTGGCATCTTTCAATTCTTTATTATTTGCGGCATCTGCCATTCCTTTAGCTAGTTTTCTACTAGTAAGGAACCCCTCAAAGCTGTCTTTAGACCCTGTTCTTATGTTTGCAGCTGAGATTGCAAGGTCACCATTAACTTCTGCTAACTTGTTGGTGAGTCCTTTAAACTTTGTATTTAAGTCCTTGGTTGCTTTTGCATATTCTTCTTGTGACTTGACAGATTTATCTTGAGCTGCTGTCATTGCCCTTTGAGATGCAATCTCTGCCTTAAGTTTAATGTCGGGGGTTTTATCTGCCATTTAGATTTCTCTTATTTATTTTCCACCAAAAGCTTTACCAGCTTCTGATATTCCGAATGCACCTAGTGTCACAACAACGAATGATGTGTAGATGGTCTCAGAGACTTTCAAGTCCATGTCCCATGCAAGTGCGGTTACTAAGTCAGTTAATCCAAAGACGACCATTAAGAAGAAGGATATGAATCCTATAATTGACTTCTCATTGACATCATTGTCGTCTAGGAATAAATCCCCAAACTTTCTTACTGGTGGTTCGAGTTGATTCTTCGCTTTTATGGCTTCTTCTTTCATCTCTTTGATTGCATCTTCTTGTTCATCAAGTTTCTCAATCATCGCCATATACTTGTCTAAATCAATTTCGACTTCGTTTCTGCTGTTATCTGTATTTTCAGCCATTGTTAACTCCATATTATCTCACGATATTCATAATATAGGTTAATTTAATTAATTACGGTTCTTCCGTTTTTCGTTCTCTTCCTCAATATGATGTTCAAGGAGTTTAATGTATATCTCTCTTTCCCATGGTATCATATTCTCAAGTTCCGTTAATGAGTATTTATGATGTTGCATCAGCTGAAAGTTGGTATTATAATAATTAAATACCGACTCATGAGAAAGAGCTATTAAAAAAAACTTTGTAACCCCGATATTGTTCTACTTTGTTCAGTTTGACATGCATTGCACTTAAAGATTGTATCCAATTTAATTGCAGGTAAGTCTTCAAAGAATTTACTTACATCTTCAAGTTGTATAAGTGTTAAACTTTCCAAGAATTCTCTAAGGTCTTCACTAGAGATATCATCAGACTCATATCTGTCTTCAGCATCATAGACGTAATCAACACCTGATGCAAGTAGAGCTAAGAGTTTTTCTTGTCTGTCTTTTATATCTTCTGAACGACCAGTGTCTACTATACTTGGATACTTCAATCCAATACCCACTTCATCATTGATACTAATGACCTTAGACTTTTCAGAATCTATACCTCTAACTTCTGCATCCTCTATATTGACACTAACTTTCCCTGTTCCACCACAACCCGTTTCACCACATCGTAGATTCAACTCTATAGTTTCACCTATGGATTTGGCACGGATTTGTAGGAATAGGTATTCGATATCGAACATTGGTAAGTCATCAACATCAAGTTTATTGAAAGTAACTGCAGTTATCATATCTCTGATTGCATTTACAACGTCTTCAGCTGTAGATGAGTCCTGAAGTAGTAGTAGGTACTTCTGTTCCTTTACTAAAAAAGGTCTGAACTTAACTTCTTGACCATTACTTGGCAACTTAGTTGTATAAGTTGGTGCTTTTTGGATTGGTAATCCCATAATTTACTCCATAATTTTATTTTAGCCACCAGTCAATCTTTGTACTTTGGCTAGTTTATCGTCTAAACCTCTTAGACGTTTGAATACTGATTGTCCTGCATTAGTGTATTTACCAGTTTGTTGTCCAACACCAATAAGTGCATCCAATATTCTCCTACCTCTATTTAGACCACCACCACCTGAATCATCAGGAGTGTACTTGGTTTTGAAATAAGTGTATGCCATGGTTACAGTGAACGACATTATCTCAGCATTGGAACTATAATCCAAGTCCTGTTGTTCGTATTTGATTGGGTATGCATCTATAAGTTCATAAGTAAGTGTGTCTTTACCACGACCATTCATTACAGAGATTTCAACTGTTCCTTTATACTCGTCTTTAAATGAAAAACGAGGTCTTGTTGGGTCTCCACCATATATTGAATCCTGCCATCCTTCAATTGCAGCTCTATCTAAAAAGTTTTGGTCACAATAGAATGAGAAAGATGCTTCTCCACCGTCATTGGTTTGAAATGGCATATGTCGTTCTGCACCTGATTCGGAAAAAGTATATGCTTTCAACTCTCTGCCTGGCAGAGTTGCTTTATGACAACGAAGACCCTCTATACCCAATTTAATACCAGCTTTAGCTTCTGTTTCATCAGTTGCATCGGATTGGAACAGGGTAGGGCCCATGATATTGACGTTAAATCTATTAGGTCTTGCACCTGCATCGAAATTTGCTTTGAACTTATCTATTCTTAAATCGCTTCTTGACATTAAATTTTCCTTCTACTTTCTGCATACACCGTGTTTGCATTTATTGTAAATTGTTGGGATGGTAGCATTGCAACCAAGTCCCAGTATTTTGGGTCTACTCTCATTATGTTACCAACGGTATGTGAGAATAGATACTTCTTTAAACATGGTTTTGCTAACTTTAACTTACTGATACTTTTGATATCGTTATATGAGAAGTCAAACCTTAAATCCTTCTCAACTGCTTCCTTAACGGTCATTGCATACAACCCATCCAGTAACTTTACTCTATCCCTAGGTGACAGGTAGTGTAAGTTCAATCCCTGAAATCCATTCTTAGTTAAATCTGTCACTATCACGAGTGGAAATCTATCCCAGTATGGTAGAGTGTCTTGATACTTTGCATCATAGACAAACATATACATACCACCCATAAGTTGGTCACCAGTTAAGGTGTCTGTGGCTGTTCCTGATTCTAAAAAAGTTCCAGTATTAGACCTCACATCTCTAACTCTGTTTCGGAACCACTCTAACCCCTCAACACTTCTTTTCTTTAGGTCGCTGGGGGATAAACCATCTAGTCGTTCAAACAAAGTTGCCATATAATCTATTTATGACTTTATGTAAGGTGGTCTTCAGTTAAAATCCTAAATTTTAGTTTTCTATCTTTGCAGTACTGTTCTGCAGCCTTGAACTTAGTCATGTTGACTGCATAGGTCTGACACTCTTCTAGATATCTTTTTGTTTTTCGTTTAGGTTCTTTCGGGGGTTTGGTTTGTTTCTTTGGTTTTACTTCGATAATTTCACGAATTGTTTTCCCTTGTGCATTCTCATACTTAATACTAAAGTCAGGGAAGTAACGATGTACCTTATTATCTAGAGGTGAGATGTATGGAATGATGATTTCTTCGGAGGCCCATTCTAATACCTTGGTATTGTTGTCACAATATACCATGAATCTACGTTCCCAAAGACTACGATAGAAGATTTTAGTAGGGTCTCCTTTGTATTTTTTGTAGTTCTTTGGTTTAAACTTTCCGCTATATGATTTTCTCGACATAAATAACTATATATTATAATCTACAGGTATTTATGTATGTCCAAAATCGATAAATTACTGGGTAAAATCAGTAAGGCAAAATCATCATTCAAGTCTTTAAAGGGAAGTCTCAGTGACCTCAGTAGTGCATTAGGTGTTGTTGACACTGATACACTTGGCCAACGGTCAGAACAACTACGAGGTGATTTAGAAAGTCGAAGGAAAGACTTACAAAGTAAAGCAGATAAGTTGCGTGGCAAGACCAAAGAGAATAGACAGAATGGTTTGACGATAAATGAACTAACCTTTCCATTCTCTAAGGAAAATGAAATAGATAATTGGATTGTATTTAGAATACTTCCAAGAGTTGCATTTAAAATAACTGATGCCGAAGAAAAGCTGAGTCAACAAAATGATGAGACTCTTAATGCAACAGAAATTCGACTATATGTTCCCGATGGTTTAAAATCTGACAGTGCAGTTGCCTATGGTAAAGATAATTTTGGAGTATTAAAACGAGAATTACAAAAAATCTTTTCAGGTGGTGAGATAGATGCAGGGGCCATATTGTCTAAAGCGGGGTCTTCAATCAAACGACAACTAATGGGTGGTAAGATTAATGATATGATACAAGGTCGTGCAGTTAATCCCATGGATGAAGTTCTTTTAGATGGGTTAGACTTTAGAGAGTTTACCTTTAACTATGACTTCAATCCTACATCAAAGGAGGAAGCTATAGAAGTTGGTAAAATTATAAACACCTTTAGACGTGCTACACTACCGAACACTAGGGACTTTAATGTTGACACAAAAAATGTTGCTGAGGGGAAGAACCTGCACTTTTATAACTATCCAAACAAATTTCAAGTCTCCTTCGAGGGGCCGATACAGAATCATGTCGATGGGTTCCTCACAATGGTTTGTAAAAATGTCGAAGTTAACCATGATGGTGGACAAAAACTTTCTACATTCTATACTGGTCAACCAGTAAGAACAACAGTAACATTAACTTTTCAAGAAATTATTGTACTTACTCAACAGAATTACGACAATATATCTGCAATTAACAACAGTGCAAGAACATATAATGACGAAGAATTTGGTATCAGAAACACTGATTATGACCCACCAGCTGGTACACCTGAAAGTGGAGGGAACGGATAATGTCTAATAAAATGTTTAGTAATTTTTCGGAAGTTCAATACACACTTGGTACAGGTAAGATTGTTACCATTAAGGATTTCTTTAAGAAAGCCTCTGTTGAACAGGAATCACTTTGGGGAGTTGTTGACTATACCTTCTATCAATTAGAAGATGGGGAGAGACCCGATATAGTTGCAAATAAACTTTATGGTGATTCAGATTTACATTGGACACTATTTCTTGTAAATGATTTTGCAACTTACGGTGATTGGCACAAGGACAGTATAACATTAGAAAACCATATGTCAAATAAATATAAAGGACAATGGTTGAATGCAGATTTGGTATCAGACTTGATGACATCATCTACAAATAAGTTATTAATTGGTGAAGAGATATACGAGACATCAAATACAAATGTCACTGGTAATATCACGGATGTGGATTTAACTCGGAAGAGAATTTCAGTTGTTGGGGATGTGTTCTCTGCAAATTCAATTACTAGTAAAACTAGTGGTACTGAGATTAATAACATCTTTACCAACAGAACTTTCACACCTTCATCTGTAGTAAATAAACGAGATGGTATTCATCATTGGGTAGTGACAGACAGTACAGGACTTGAATACAAAGTTCATAACGAACCTACGGCCGAACTTACATCCAATCCACCTACAGCTGTAGCAGTTACTTACCAAGACCATGAGTATAATCTAAACGAAGAGAAGAGAAGTATTAAGATTATCAGACCTTCAGTAATCAACCAAGTTGTTACCGAATTTGAAGAATTAATGAGAAACTAATGAGTCAACAAACAGAAACCGCAGGTAAAATTTGGTTTGAAGCCATAGACCTTATAAATCAAGAAGGTCAAGTCGTTGATATTCAAGAACTGGTTGTGCAATTTGATTTGTATGAGAGTATATACAATAAATTTGTAACAGCAAGAATGGTTATTGCCGATGGTGTTAATCTACTTAAGAACTATAGAGTTAATGGCCAAGAGTTTATTCGTATTTCCTGTAAGATGGATGATGGTGAAAGAGTTTCGGATGCAGACTACTCAATAGACAAGACATTTCAGATTCATAAAATACATAATGTTAAAAGGAAGGGTGTACTAGAAGCCTACGAAATAGAGTTAGTCTCTCCAAGACAGTTTTACACACTAAGGTCAAGAATAAGTAGAAATTATCGTGGAACTTATAATGATATCCTTGTGCATCTACTAACAAAGGAGGGGTCTTTCAAAGTAAATGAATTTGATTATGCACTTCCCACATCTCCTGAAGTACAATTCATTGTTCCAAACTGGACAATAGACAAGACAATAGATTTTATATGTCAACAGGCAGACTCAACATCTGCAGAGGGTGATGGAGCTCCTGCATTTCATAGAGGGTTCTTCTTCTTCCAATCACTTAATGGTGGTTTTAGATTTATGGACATAGATGGGATGATGAAATTAGAACAACCTGCAACATTTACTTATGGTATTACACAAGACAAAGAAAATCCTCAAGATAAAAAC